CTCCCTACAATTAAGCGAGAGTGCATACTAGTTGTGGAGGATGACTTAAAAACTATGCAGTCCTCATAGACATAAAATGGACAACCGCTCAACCGAACGCGGTATATAAAAACATAAGGACTATATTAGAAATGGTCTGGTTTCTCTGTGTACGTTGCAGAATATATGGCAGAGAGTAAAAAGATTCAGCAAAATCCACTCGTGGTCGGTTTGAAGTCCTGCAATGTTATAGAACCGACAAAAAACTTAATCCAAAGGAGATAAGAAAAATTCAGTGATTGCAGTATTCTGGATGCTTTGGATATTCGCTGGAAGTAATTAACGGAGTGACTGCTGGGCGGTCGAGGGTGGTTTATAAAGCGAATTAGTGTCAAGCATGGCACGATAAACACGAATGCAAGCCGGGAAGACCGGCTTAATGGGGGATAATTCAGTGGTAGAAGATACGTCTTATAAGCGGATTGTCTCGAGTTCGATTCTCGATCCCCCGATTTTAGCCCTATGGTGTAATGGAAGCACATGAGACTTTGACTCTCACAGAATAGGTTCAAATCCTGTTAGGGTTGTTAAAAACATGATTACCTCGGTGAAGAACGGTTTTTCAGTCGTGCCGAGAGACTCAGGAATAATAGGGTTGTTGCTATCGGGATACTGGTAGTAACATCAACCGTCTATGATATGTGAATATCATGGAACGCATAGAAACTGTGCGTAGCGCCGAGTCGTGTATCATCATAGAGAGGTCAATAGCAGAACCCTTGTGGTCGGCGTATAATAGACGCTTGCGGTGCAAGAATAACCCATTGATGTGAGTGAGGCCGTGGCTCACGGACTAGATGGGAAACACGAAAGAAGCCGATTTGCCTTGAATCCAAGAAATTGGAGTATAACACAAGAAGTTTGTGAAAGTAGCGGTATGGCAAGTTGTTTGAAATGCAAATTAAGATATTTTCTGAAAGAACCGTGAAATTTATGGGTATCAATCCAATATGTGCTTTGACAGCGGTAAGAAGCATAAGGTCGCTCCGAAATGCTCAGACTTATCGTCACATTGGCAGAATATGACTGGTTTATGATGAATAAGGGGAAACCCTAATCATGTTTTTGTGACTAGCGAAATTTGCGGTTGTTTCGCAATACTACCAATTCAAAACAAATATAGTTTTTATGTCGTCGATATACATAACAAACCGCAACGCAGAATGTTAGCTCAGATGGTAGAGCACTGACTTTTAATCAGAGAGCATGGGTTCGAGTCCCATACATTCTGTTCGTCCGGCTCATTACCGGATAGACGAGCGCATGAGGTCACTGCCTCGGCGAAAAAAATAAATGTTCGGATGGGAGCAGCTACAATCCTAGGAAGTTGTTCTTATCTGGGGAACCTCACAGAAATTGGAATAGTTATGTGTAAATATTGTGAAAACAAAAAGAGAATTGAATTTGATGATGGGAAAGAAACATGGAATATTAAAAATAACGAAAAAGGTTATGAAATGATTTATGCAAATCATGAGACCGGAAGATTGAAAAGTATCACTATTTCAAATTGCCCTATCTGCGGAAGAAAATTAATAGATGGAGAAGAAAAGCATATGCACGAAAATGAAGAAAAATTTACAAAATGCGATAAATGCGAGCAATTAGAAGAGTGTAAGAAAAACGGAAAGGTTCTCAATACTCGATGGAGTTGCGATGATTTTGACCATTATATTCCAAACATAGGAACGTTTTGCGAAAAAAGAGAAGTTGAAACAGATAAATATTTTGAAGAACTACTTGATGAAGCCAAAAAACTAAACGACAGACATCAATCCGATTGCATCACAATCAATCAGCTTCAAACAACGATAGATGTGCTTGTGGATAAGTTGGCGAGATTACGGGAGATTCACGGATTGTAACCTAAGAGGTTTATGAGGAATGATAAATAAACTGTGTAATTTGTACATTAAGAGGAAAACTAAAAATTTAACGGTGATTCCGCTGTTTACTATGACATTTAATTACAAAAAGTACAAGGAATCTGGTAAAGAAAATAGTTGTATGTTGTATACACTACATCCGGATATTGCGCGAGATGAATTTCTGAAAGAAAATTTGCAGAAATGCGTAGATTACATAAGAGATAATTACGATATGGAAATTTTTACTAAAATTTGAAACGAGGTAATGAATTTGAATAAAAAAGAGATTCAGAAAAAGATTGTGGAGCAGTCTGGGACTATTGCGAAAGCGATTTGTGAAGGGAAAGATGTGGAATTACGGAAGTCTGCAAGTGGAGTGTCGGTTGCGGAGGTTTCTAAGAAAGTGGTGGCGAGATGAGTGATACATTTTACAAACCGCTGACACCGAGTTTCAGAAAAGATATAAATTCGTGTATAGAAAAAAATATATCTGAATTGCAAACATGCGAAAATAACGGACTGGTGAATATGCAAATTGTAGCGCAGAATACTTTGAAAAATTTAATCAATAATCTTCCAGACGGATTTTTGATTCCGATGGAAAGAAGAAAATAATATCTAAAGGCATAGCCGAGATGGTGGCTATGTATCATGCAAAATGGTGCATTACTTTTTTATTTTGAAAGGTGGTGTACCATTCTTTATGTCTTTGGAACTTCAACAAGTAATCCAATCATACGAAAACTATATAACGAAAAGCGGAATAGATGAATCGGTCATTGACGCAATGACAGAAGCGTGCAAAGTGGCATATCAGACGGAAAAAGACATTCCGTATGCGATTAAAGTGTCTGCAAGGACGAAAGAGATTATAGAGAATTTTGTTCTAAATCTGACTGGTACTGATATTTGGGGGTTAGAGAAGTATTCTTTTGAAAACAAGATCAAGTATGAAATTATAGACAAGTTTTATGAAGTTCTCTTGTTGGAATCTCAGAACAAGATTGTTGACAGTGGTTTTCGATATTTAGAACGAAAAAGAGAACCAAAAGAACGATTTTATACGCCAAGAAGAAAACAATTCTTGAAAATTGGACTTGTGGATGCGCTACAAGGAATGATTGACGATAAATACGATATTTTGTGTATGTCGTTAATACCTGGAGCCGGAAAAACGACAATCGAAAAATTCTTAAATGCTTTAGTGATCGGTTGGTTTCCGAAAGACTTCACTCTTTTTTATTCCCATAGTGGCGATATTACTCGAATGTATTATGACGGCGTGTACGATATTGTGACAAATGCGGATGAATACACATGGAATGAGATTTTCCCGGATTTACACGTTACAAGCACCAATGCAAAGATGGAGCAGTTCAACGTAGGGAAATACAAACCATTTCCAAGCGTGCAATGCACGTCTGTCGGAAGTAAAAATGCCGGAAAGGTGCGTGCTTCTAAATTCCTTTTGGTTGATGATATGATCGGTGGAATTGAAGAAGCAATGAATCCTAGTATTTTGGATAAATTGTGGGATAAATACGCCGTAGACGCACGTCAGAGAAAGATACAGGACACAGACGGGAAAAACTGTAAGGAAATACACATAGCGACCCGTTGGAGTGTGCATGACGTTATCGGGCGTATTCAAAACATGTACGCCGGAAATCCAAGAGTAAAAGTGATTGCAGTACCGGATATTGATCCCGTTACAGGAGAAAGTAATTTTGATTATGAGTATAGTGGTTTCACGAAAGAATTTTTTGCAGACCAACAATTACTTATGGATGATATTTCTTACCGCTGCTTGTATAAACAAGAACCGATTGAACGTGAGGGATTGTTGTTCCCGGATGATAAAATCAGACGATATTTACATTTACCACATGGAGAACCGGAGATTATTACAGCTCAATGCGATATAAAAGGAAAAGGTACAGACTATTTTGTTATGCCTATATTGCAGAAGTACGGAGAGGATTATTATTGCGTGGATTGTGTTTGTGACAATACCGCTGACTATGAAATGCAGTACGAAAATGCGTCAAATGCAATTGTGAATAACGAAGTGCAAGAGTGCGAATTTGAGCGTAACGCTGGCGGAGATCGTGTGGCAATGGAAGTAAATAAGCGTGTAGAGCAAAAAGGATGGATATGCAATATTACAGACGTTCCGACAGAGACAAACAAGGAAGCGAGAATATTTCAATGTTCTAACTGGATTTTACAACACGTTATATTCAAGGATTCGTCACTTTACAAACCGAATGAACCATACGGAGTGATGATGTCACTTTTGAAACAATATTCAGTTTCAGGTAAAAAGCAATTAGATGATGTGCCGGATGTTTTTTCAAACTTTGCTATACGAATGACAAAAGGAAACAGAGTTGCAAAAGCCGAAGCAATACATAATCCATTCAGAGGAGGATACGGATATGGATACTAAGACATATTTGCAGCAGATAGAAAGACTAGATAGAAAAATTC